CAAGGCGCGGCGCAACACAGACGCCGAAGGGGGCTTCAACTATCTGGCCTACTTCTCCAAGAACACCCTTCGCACGTCGAAGAAGTCCAAGCCGCTGGGCAATGCCCTGACCGCTCTGGAATGGACGCTGGGCAATCTGATGGAAGGGCGTCTGCCCTCCACCCTGCAAGTATGGCACGAGGGCAAATGTGCGAAGTGTGGCCGCGCGCTCACGGACCCGGACAGCCTCGCACGGGGCTTCGGCCCGGAGTGCTGGAAGAAGGGGACGCCCTGATCCACCGCCGACTACGATAACGCCCGCGTCTGGGCACGAAACAAGAGGAACCATATCAATGAAGAACGCCGTCAGAACGCTTGAGGGTATGGAGCGCATATCAAAGGCCCGTCAGGAGCGGGACCGCATGAACCTTCAAGACCTCACCACCGCTGCCGCCAAGGGTATGACGCCCCCTACGGTCGGTGACAGTGGTGTCTATGAGCCACCGGGGCAATCACCTGTCACGTTCCAAGTTCTGGCCGTGAGGGGTATGATCTGCAAATGCCGGTATCTGTGGCAAGAGGAATGGGACGACCCTTCATGTTTCATCTGGGGGTTTATGAACGAGGCCGAACATACCAAGTTCCATGTGTGGCCGGGGCATCCTGATTGGGGCGTGTGAATGACCGGCTCTCTTACCTGCGCTCTGTGCGCAATGACCCCGCGCCCGGAGGGGGAAACCTGCTCTGTGTGCAAGCGCACTCAGGCGGAAAAGCCGCCCGCTGATCTGGAAGCCGACGCCCGGTTCAGGGCAATGGATGCAGAGGTCATGCGCAAGCGCCGGGGCGTGTGAACGTAGGTTCACGAAAACCATGGAATAGCGGGGGGCAATATGCCCCCTTTTTTGTGCGCTCTTGTCAGTGAACTCGCGGGAAGGTATCGTGCCTCAAAGATGGAGGCACCCATGGCTGATCTGGCAACCCAACTCGAAACCCTGCAATCGGCCTTGGCCGGGGTGCTGGATGAAATCCGCAAGCAAGAGGACGCCGAGGACCGGGCCATGTTCCGCAAGTTCGATATGGACAAGCGGCTGGTATACGCGGAAGTCTACCTCCCCGATGTAGAGGACGCGCACGGGCACAGCATGACCGCCGTGGAAATCGAGAAGATGGCCCATGGCTTCATGAAGAACCGGCGCACAACCTCCATAGACCTGAACCACGACAACGAGACGGACTACGGCTGCTACATGGCCGAGAGTTTCATCGCGCGGGCTGGTGACCCGGACTATGCGCCGGGCGCGTGGGTGGGCGTAGTCAAGGTAGAAAACGATGAAGTTTGGCGGCAAATCAAAGACGGCGAAATCACCGGCTTCTCCTTCGAGGGCATGGGCTACGTTGTCGAGGAATAATCGCCTTGACCCGTGAACGCACGTTCACTATCATCTGCGCATCCCGACGAGGAAGGAAGCCTCTGTCACTTGCGCTACATCAAACGCATCGAATGACGGAAGGCTCCAATGGCCCATCACGAGAAAGATAAGAAAAAGAAGGTCCGCCGTCTGGTGGACGTGGACGTTTCTCACGTCTCGCTCGTGGACCGCCCTGCAAACCGCACCCCCTTCAAGTTCGTAAAGCGTGACGGGACCGAAACCAAGAAAGGCGAATTTCCCATGAACCACACTCTTTTGAAAATGTTTGGCTCGCGTGCACCGGCTGTCACTTCCGTGATTGCTGACACCCGGCCCAAGGCCGAGGCGGTGGCCAAGATGCTGCTCGAAGGCACCAAGGCGGACGTGACCGAACACGCGGGTCTGTTCGTTGTCCGCAACAGCGACACCAAGGCATCCGCCGACGAGCAGGTGGTCCACCTTGGCAAGCGCGCGGGCGTTGCCTACACCGTCGCCAACTTGCAAAAGGAACTGTCGCTCTATGACGCTACCTCCACGGACTTTGACGACACGCTCAAGGCCGAGGGTTTCGTGCCCGGCATGATGGTCGGCATGGACGTGCTGCACACCACGATCTTCAACATCGCCATGGCTGAGGAAACCAACTCCCCGGAAGCCTTCGGCAAGGCTGTGGACTCTGCGGTGGACGGCTTCAAGAAATACATGGGCGACCTGATCGGCGCGCTGCCCGAGAAGGCGTTCAAGTTCGAGAAGGCGCTGGCGGCTGCGACGCCCCAAGGCACCACGGCGCTGCACTTCACCCCCGAGGGTTTCTCTGCTGAGGTCCATGACGCCGTGTTCGGCGGCGAGGCCCCCAACCCTTCGGCGGACATGAAGGACAGCGACGAGGACAAGGCCAAGGACGCCGCGCCTGCCCCTGCCACCCCGGAAGCACCGAAGGCCACTGACGCACCTTCTCCGGCGGCTGAGGCACCCAAGGACGCCGCCCCGGCTGCTGACCCCGCTCCGGCGGCTGACGCGGCCCCGGCCAAGCCCGACAATCTGGAAGAACTCCCCGCCGGGACGCCTGAGACGAAAGGCGCTTCGACCGAGGAAATCGCATCCGCTGTGATCGACGCCGTGACCAAGAGCCTCGGAACTCAGATTGCAACCGCCATGAAGCCTCTGGCTGACCGGCTGGATGCGCAGGATGCCACGGTCGGGAGACTGACCAAGGCTGTCGGTGGTCAGGTGGCGACCACTCCCGATGCTGACGACGACAACGTGGTTCAGATCAGCAAAGGTGAAGCACCGGCGACCGGGGGTGGCGCTCCGCCGCTCATGGACACCGCCTACACGAAACGGGGCTGAGGCCCAACCCTACAGGCCGCAACACAAGGAAAGGGCCAATCCCATGAATAACCGTGAACTTCTCCGCAAGGCAGACATCGCACTGAGCGATCTGACCTCCAACGGGGGCCTCCTGACCGCCGAGCAGGGGAACGCCTTCATCCGCAAGCTGATCTTGCAACCGACGATGATGGCCGTGATCCGCATGGTGGAAATGAATGCTCCCCAGCGGAACATCAACAAAATACAGTTTGGCACCCGTATCCTCCGGGCCGGGACATCGGCAACGGCGCTCGGTTCGACCGACCGCTCCAAGCCGACCACCAGCCAAGTCCAACTGAACACCGACGAGGTCGTGGCCGAAGTCCGCCTGCCCTATGACGTGATTGAGGACAACATCGAGCGCGGCAACATCGGCCTGAACTCCGATGGCTCCGGCGGCGCGGGCGCTCCGGCATCCGGCGGGTTCGTTGATACCATCCAGACCCTGATGGTCGAGGCCGCATCCCGCGACCTTGAGGAACTGTCGATCCAAGGTGACAGCGCCTCCACCGACGACTATCTGGCACTTGAAGATGGCTATATCAGCGACCTGACATCGAACGGCAACGTGGTGAACGTCCTTGGCGGCACCGTGGCGCGGTCCATGTTCAAGTCGGGCCTGCAATCGCTGCCCCCGCAGTATCACCGTGACCGTGCGTCCATGCGGAACTTCCTGTCCGTGGACAACGAAATCGAATACCGCGATACGCTGGCGGCACGTTCCACCGGGCTGGGCGACAACACCATCACGGGCTTCAACCCCGTGTTCGGTTTCGGCGTCCCTGTCCAGCCGGTCCACCTGATGCCTAACGACCACGGCATCCTGACCAACCCGCTGAACCTCGTCATGGGCATTCAGCGCCAGATCACTCTGGAATACGACAAGGACATCAGCGCCCGCGTATACAAGATGGTGCTGTCCGCCCGTGTCGCCGTGGTGGTCGAGGAGCCGGAAGCCGCTGTCGTCTACAACAACATCGGCGGCATCAACACCTGATCGGGTCCGTCCTGTGGGGAGGGCGGACTTGTTCCTCCCAAGGGCAATGAAGGGGGTGGGCTTAACGGCCTGCCCCCTTTTTTCATAAAGGAAAAACCATGCCGTTAATCCCACCCTATTCCTATGACATGAAGGTGCAGGTAGTCCGGGCGCACCATGCCAGATAAAGAAATGATCCGACGATGAAATAAGTGGTTGACGAACGCAATCGGGGCGGTTATCTATAGTTACACCAGCGGGACACACCGACCCGCGACAAACCTTGGAGACTGACAATGACCACCCTGAACAACACCCCCGCACCGACCCAGAATGAAGCCCTGATCCTTGGCCTGCTGGCCGAAGGCACCGCCACCGTGGCGGGCATGGTGGCCGAGACCGGCAAGACCGCCGCCGCCATCCGCTCGGTTCTTAACCGCATGACGCACAAGGGCCTGATCATGGGCGGCTCCACTGCCCCCGCTCTGCCCGCCGCCCCCAAGCCCGCGTTCCCGGCCCCCATCATCAATGTGCGTCACCAGAACAAAGAATGGCTGGTAGCCGTTGAAGGCGCGGTGTTCACCGGCACCATCGCCCGCACTCGCCCCGAGGCGCTGGAACTGGCGGTCAGCAAGGCCCGCAATCTGAACCTTGGCCACTTCACCCTCGTGAACAAGCTGGGCCGCACGGTCAGCTACACCATCAAGGGCGGCAAGGCTGTGAAAGGGGCGGTCGCATAAGCGGCACCTCCTACCCCCCGGCCCCTGCCCCGCCCTCGTGCGGGGTTTCGGGGTGCCAGCATCTGAAAGGAACAAGGTAATGAACAGCACAACCCCCATCACCCTCCTGCTCGCCGTTGTCGTCGGCTTCTTGGCTTTATTCTGGTATCAGAACCAGACCGACCGCGCCGCCGCCCGCACGGCGATCATTCAGCACGATCTGAAAATCGCACAAGAAGAAATGCAGCGCGCCTTGATCTGGTTCGAGAACACCACGGGACCGAAGCGATGAGCAAGATTGCATCCCACCTGTTCACCAATGGCGAGCATGAAAGCCCCATCCTTATGACGCAGACGGGCTATAGCCTGAGACTTACCACGGTGGCCGACAAAGACCCTTCTCCGGTCAAGACCACCGCCTACACCTTCGACACTCCGATAGCCGCCTACGCCGCGTTTCTGACGATGCAGGACTTCGGCAATCGCCACACCATGCCGGTAGCCACTTTCCGCGATCAGGTGGTGGAGGCTCTGGGCGGGACGCTCAAAGAATAGCCGGGGGTGGTGCCCCGAGGAAGGCCAATAGGCTGACCAGCCCCCGCCCGGTTCTCCAAGGCCCGGCGGGGGCGCTTTTGTTTTGTGAACTTGCGTTCACGGCCTCCTTGAAGGTAGAGTGCTGTCAGGCGTCCCGACCGGGGCGCTTTTCTCCCGCGCATGAAGCCGGGATTGACAGGAGACTACCATGTTCAAAGTGAATACCGCAGACGGCGAACGGTTCCTCGTTCAACTGGTCGGCCCGTCCTCCTACCGTATGGGCGGACAGATCACCTACAGGGGAGGCACCCTCACCGTGACCAAGCGGACCCGCGACTATCTGGTGCGCAAGACGGCGGGCGCATGGGCCGATTTTGACCCGATGCCGGAAGAACCAATCAACGAGGTAATGCCACCGCAGTTCGGTGAACCCGGTGGCCCGATGATCGACATGGACGACATCGACCCCGAGAAGAACCCCCCCATGAGCATGGACCACGCCCGGCAACTGGCCATCCGGTCCGGGCATGTGCCGGAGAGCCTGCCAGACAGCCCGGACGTGGCCGACCTGTCTCAACAGGCGGCACCACCCCCCCAAGAGGCAGAAGGGCGCGGAGACATGACCTCCGCTGACCTCAAGCCCGATCAGAAGGCAAGGGGCGGCGGCGGCAAGGCCGCAACAGCACCGCGCAAGGGAGGCGTAACCGTCGAGACCAAGCCCGCCAAGGAAACCACGGCCATGACCGTGGATTGATCCAGACTTGAAGGAGGGAAGCCATGCACCTTTTTCCGCTACAGACGTTCTCTGACCGATACGGCATTGATCTTACCGTGCCCGATTTCTTGGACGCTGTTCGCCAAGCGTCGGCACTGGCAACTCAGGACGTGGTTTCCCGCTTTCGCCTTGGCGGCTTCGCCGTTTACCCGGCCCGCCGGGATTACTTTTTCGTGGACAGCATGACCCGGCAAGGCACTGCCAACGTGGCCGAGTTCTACCTGTCCCGTCCATTCCCCGTGGGGAGCGTCACGGCGCTCTACACCCCGAACCCCATTCACGTGCGCAACGGGGACACCGACAGCTACACCGACATCAGCGCCACCCAAGGGGACCTGTCCTCCAACTACGGCGCGCTGGACCGAGAGCGTGGCGTCTATCAGGTGTTCGGCCTGAACCTGTCCGAGCAATGGGTGACCATCGAGTATTCTGGTGGGCTGGACCTGAACACGGACGAAGAATACGAACTGGTCCCGGACTGGATCACGGAAGCGGCCATGGCACAAGCGGCGCTCAACCTTGCGAACCACGTCATGTTCCAGACCGAAGATGAAGCCAACGATCTGAACCAACTCCGGGCCGTTCTTAGTCGAGCGTTCAACGATCATGCCCGCCTTGCCCTATCCCCATCGGCCTACAAGCCCCGCTTCACCGATGTGGTCTGATGCCGGTTCCGGTCACCATGGAATTGGAGTGGCGCGGCAAGCGATACCGGGATGTAAGCCGGGGCCTGAAAGCCGTGGCCGACGACACAGAGCAAGCCTTCCAAGATAACTTCAAGCCCATCGCCCGCAAGGTGCTACGAGACTACATGAGCGGCGTCGTGGGGTCCGTCCGGGCGCGGGTGTCCACTCCCTACCCTGATGGCACGTCTGCCCGAGGCCAGTTCCCCGGCACCCTGTCCAAGCGGAGCGGCAAGCTGGCCAGCCAATTCACCGACGAGAACATCATGGTGTCGGATGCAGGCGAGCCGTCCGTGTCTTTCACCCTGTCCGGGATTGCCGCCGTGCACGAGCGTGGAGCCACCATCCGGGCCAAGAACGCGCAATACCTCACCATCCCCCTACCCGCCGCGCTGAACAGCAACGGCACCCCCAAGCGCCCCACGGCCAAGTCATGGAGTAACACGTTCGTGCAGCGATCCAAGAAGGGGAACCTGCTCATATTTCAGAAGCAAGCCGGGGGTGGGATCATCCCCCTGTATGTCCTCAAAAAGAGCGTTGTCATTCCCAAGCGGCTGGCGTTCGAGGAAGCGTTCGAGGCGGGCCTTGATCTGGTGGCGGACAAGCTGGCCGAGGAATTGATACGGGAGTTCAACAATGCCGGATAGCATACGGGAGCAACTGCTCACTCAGATGGAAGCCGTGTTCACCAACCTGACCGCAGGGGACAGCGGGGGCGGCACCACCTTTGGTCGCGTGTTCGACGCCCCGGCGGACGGGCGCGAGACGCGAGGGCAGAACACCTTGTCCATCTTGGAGACAGATGAGATTTACCTTGAGGTAGTCAGCCCGGATAAGCGGGATCGGCGGCTGTCTGTCGAACTGCAAGCCATAGGCCACGCACCACGGGGCACCAAGCCGCGCGCCTATGCGAACAGCCTTCTGGCGGACCTTGAAGAAATCTGCGAGACGAACCGGCTATGGGGAGGGCTGGCCTATGCCACCCTGTTCCGCTCCAACCTGACCACTCGTATCAACACCGCAGACGCCACCGTGGAAGTCGTGCTATTCATTGACGTGCAATATCGCGCCAAGCGGTCCAACCCGAGGGCCTAAATCAACGGGCTTGCCATGACTGAACCCTTAACATACAATCGCGCTCAACCACACGCAGCAGGAGGCTTCGTGGCTCAATGGATTGAGTGCAAGACGGAGGCTCCTGAACTATGACCATCCAATTCACACGCGGTCTTATGCTCGCAAAGACCGAGGCGACGTTCAACACTGCCGAAGCACTTGATGCAGCGGTGGATGCGTTTGAGGTTATCAACCCGGACTTCGCACCGGAAATCACCACACAGCGCCGGGCGGTCGTGGCCAACGACATCAGCCCGTTCGAGAACCTTGTAACCCGCAAAGTCGGGGGCATGACCTTCTCGCTGGAAGTGAAGAACAATGGAAACACCGGCGGCACCGTGGCCCCCCGCATCGGGCGGCTGCTCAAGGCGTGCGGTTTTTCTGAGCAACAGGTGAACAGCGCCGCCGAGTGCGTCTATCGCACCGTGGCCGGGCAGTCGAATACCGGCGACCTGAACTTTTATGGGGACAGCACCACCTACACGGGCGGCGTCTACCTCAAGATCAAGGCCACCATCACCAGCGGCGGCGCATCGGGCGCGGCCACGGCCTCCTTTGAGGCCCCGGCGGAAGCTACCCGAACCGTGGGCGGTCTGAACGCCATGAGCATGACGGACACGGATGATGTCCTCTTGACGGACGGGGCGGAAATCACCCTGCACGACAATGACGGCAACGCCATCGTCACCCTCACCCCGGACTTCCAGTCGAACGATCCCGAGACCGGCGACGTGTTCTGGGTCCATGTGCGCCCCATAGGCTACCTCTACCAGCCGACCACGGACAACATCGAAAGCGTGACCATCGACATGCAGTATCCCGACGACAGCGGGGTATCGATCCGTCACCGCCTGATCGGCGCGCGGGGCACTGTCACCGTCAACGCGGCGGTGGGCGAGTTCCCGACCTTCGACTTCGAGTTCACAGGCACCTATGTAGATCAGGTGGATGAGGCCACCCTGACCGGCACGTTTGAGGACCAAGACCCGGCACAGGTGGAATACGCGGCGCTCGCTCTGGCCCAACGCTTCGGAGAGAAAGAGACCGCGATCTGTGCCAGCACGTGGTCCATCGACATGGCAAACGACATCGCCATCCGGGACTGCATCAACGAGAGCAACGCGACCGAGGGGGCCTTCCTCACTGCACGCGAGCCGGTTATCACGTATGACCCGGAGAGCATCCTTGCCGCGCAAGAGCCGATCTGGTCCTACCTTGAGAACGGCACGTCCGTGGAGTGGTGGGTTCGTCACGGAACCATTGACGGCAACATCGTCCTGTTCCATGCGCCGAACCACCAGATCACGAACATAGCCTATGCGGACCGGAACAATATCCGCATCTTTGAAATCGACGGCGCTCTGTCCCGCCTGAACGGAAATGACGAACTGCAAATCCTGTTCACATGAGCCTGAGACATAAACCCTCCCCATAAAAGGCGGGTGTTCAACCTACAGGTGAATGCTATAGGTGGAGGGCCGGTTCATTCCGGCTCTTCCGCTTTGAAAGGAGCCCTCTTGTCCGATCACATTATCTCTGACGATCAGCTATGGAAGGCCATTGGCTCCGCTGCCAAGGGGGCGGCTGCTCTGATCATTGCCACCGGCGTTCTATGGGGGGCGATCTGGTGGGCACTACAACCCCGCATCGACCAATACTTTGACGACAAGCTGGCGGAACTCCGCGTAGAGTTCGGGTCCATGACCATGCAGCTTACCCGGATCGAAAACGCCCTGCCTGCGCCACGTGGGTTTGTGGAGTTCTCCGGGGGAGGCAAAATCGTGGGCAACATGGTTTACCAGCCCGGCCAAGTGGTGACCTTCCTCTACCAGCTACGCCGGAACAAGTCTTGTTCCACCACGGTTCGGGCACAGTTCTGGTCCGCCAATAGCAACGGGGTGGTGAACGAATACACCTATGATACCTCTGCCATTCAGGCCCCTACCTCCTTATCCTACACCCTATTTTCGGTGCGCATCCGCTTGCCTAGTGACATGGTGGACGGCCACTACAGCTACACCCCTATACTGCTACCTGATACCCGATCCTGCCCTACTGAGGACATAATCCACGTTCCCCCTTCTGACTTCTTCACAGTAGAAGCGGAGGCAGAATGATACCCTTTGCCGACTACATGGCTATAGCGTGGTTTCTGTCCAACCTGATCACCGGCCTAGCCTATCTATGGGTCTGTTTTGAGATAGGCACTTGGACGGCGGACCTGCCCAACTATGGCACGGGCTTCCGGGTTCTGTCCCGCCTGTTTCAGTGGTTCATCGGATCGTGTGGGGTGCATCACCTTGTGATGGGCACTCTGGTCTGGCAATACCCCACCCCCTTCTACATGGTGGCCACCGATATGTTCGTGGCCGTCACCGCGTTAATCACGGCGGTGGCTCTGAGGAACGCCCGCCGCCGCTTGCGCCTAGCCTTCCACACGATGCTGCGCTATGGGTCCGAGTGGGCCGAAGCCAATAGGTGAACGCACGTTCACTCTTGACGAACGCCGGGCGGGGTGACAGAACTAGGCGTGACCCGTTTTCAGGAGGAACCCCACCATGGCGATCAAAGCCCTCAACCTGTCCGCAACCCGCAACTTTGTCTGTTCCGAGGACGACGCGGACGATCCCACCATCTGGCAAATCGGCACGCTTTCATCGCGTGACGTGGGCACCATCCGGGACAGCGCGACCCAGATCAGCTTCGGGCGGGGTGACACCAAGGGCAAAGGCAAGGCCGATGCCGAGGAAGCCGACACCGACATCAAGACATCCGTGAACCGCGCCAAGATGAACTTCGAGGCCGTGCGCCGGGGCCTGAAAGGCGTGGAGAACTTCCTTGACGCCGAGGGCAACGTCATCCCTTTCAAGCTGGTTATCCGCGACGTGGGCGGTGGCGTGAAGCGGTCGGTCGTTCCCAACGAGTTCTTGGACCAGATGCCCCTGTCCGTGGTCGAGGAACTGGCGGAACAGATTATGAGCGACAACATGGTGGAGGATGGGGATGAGGCGGGAAACTCGCCAGAGCCATCTTCGGGCGAATAGTCTACCCGGACCGGCGTTGCTACCTATGCACTGAGGCCAATCAAGACGCATGGGGCTGTCACGAGCCGGTCCAGCAACCCCACACCTTCGGCAACGATCCTGCCATGTCTCTGTGCCCGCTGGTCTACTTCCGGGACAACCCGCGCATGGAGGCCGAGGCGTTTCACTTGCATATGAACTGGGAGAAAGGTATCCTCCCAGCCAATGGAGCCTTAGACGATCAAGCCGCCGGATACAGCGCGGTCGTCACTGCCACCGAAACCGGCGTCAAGTCCGGGCGGGCACGGCAACAGGAAATCCAGATGAAGCAGGCTGAACGCGATAACCGAGGCAAAGGTTCCCCCAAGAGAGGACCACGCCGCAAAGCACGGTAGGCGCATGGCCCAAGACATCACCTTCGTTCTTAAAGCACGCAATGAAGCCCGCCGCGCCGTCAAGGCTCTTGGCGGGGACTTTGATAGCGTGGCCAAGAACGCCAGCAAGCTGGAAAAGGATACGGACCAAGCCGCCAAGGCGACCGAGGGTCTGGGCAAGAATACCGAAGAAGCTGCGAAACAGGCTGAGGAACTGGCGGGACAGACCGAGGAAGTCGCCAAGCAAGCCTCCCTAGCTGCTAAAGCCTTCGGCCTTCTGGCCAAAGCGGCGGCGGCTGTGGGGGCCGCTATCGCCTCCGTGGGGGCTGGTGCCCTGACCGCCCTAATCCCGGCCCTCCTGCCCGCACGTATCCGCGCTGTGGTGACAGGGTTCGTCCTGCTTAGTGCGGCCATTGCCGGTATCGGGATATTCGTGGGGGCCGCGCAATCGGCCCGATCTTTCAATGCCGCGCTGGCGGAAACCAGCACGCTGATCCAAGGCACCCCGACACAGCTTGGCGATCTGACCGATGCCACACGCTCGCTGGTCCGGGAGTTCGGGGGCACCAAGACCAGCCAAATCCAAGCGTTCTATCAGGCAATCTCCGCCGGGGCCGCTACTATCCCGCAAGCAACGGAAATCGTCACACAGGCCAACAAGCTGGCGGTGGGCGGTGTCACCGATGTATCCACCGGCGTTGACATCCTGACCACCGCCGTCAACGCCTATGGCCCTTCCGTGATCACGGCCACCGAAGCCTCGGATGCTCTGTTCGTCGCCATGCAGGCGGGTAAGACCACCATCGGAGAACTGGCCACTTCTCTGGGGGCCGTCATTCCCTTGGCCGTGACCACCGGCGTGTCCTTTGACGAACTCGTGGGTGCTACCTCCGCCCTGACCACCCAAGGTATCGACACCGGCACGGCGGTCACCCAACTTCGCGGCATCCTACAAGCCGTGATTAAGCCCACCAGCGAGGCGGTGAAAGCTGCGAAAGACCTTGATGTGGCTTTCAACGTCGCCGCCTTGTCTGGCGAAGGGCTGCAAGCCTTCCTGCAATCCCTGTCTGATGCCTCCGGCGGTAGCGCCGAGGAACTGGCCAAGCTGTTCGGATCGGTCGAAGCCTTGGGTGGTGTCCTTGCCCTGACCGGCGGGGGTTCTGACGCCTTTGCCACTACCCTAGAGAACCTTGAGCAAAAGGCCGGGGCCACCGATGTGGCCTTCCAGAAGGTGGCAGAGAACCTTGATCAACGCCTGACCGTGGCGCTGGCCAGCCTTGCCGAGAGTTTCACCCGTCTGGGACAAATCGCCCTCACGGTTCTGGTGCCCGCCATGGAAGCCATCGCCAAGGTGGTGGAGGTCGTGGCCGACAACTTTGACATCGTGGTGGTGGCCGTTCTGCTGTTCGCATCCCGCGCCCTGCCCGCCGCCGCTGCCGCCGCTGTATCCCTGACCCGCTCGCTTTTCGCCTTGAACACCACGGCCACCCTGACCGGGCGCATCTTCACCATCCTGCGCTTGGCCGTCACGGGGCAGTTAGCTGCACTGGTGGCACTGGTGACCGGGGCCGGGCAAGCGACCCTCGCCATGCGGGCCTTGGGTCTTGCCATGCGGGCCATCCCCTTCATCGCCGTGGCCACCCTTGTCGTCGGAGTGTTCCGGGCCTTCACTGGTGCCCAAGAAAGCGCGCAACGCCTGAAAGAGAGCGTGCAAGACGTGACGGACAGCTTCGGGGGCTTGGAGGCTGCACTGGCGGTGTTCGCTGTCAACGCGGGCAGGAGCGTGGCTGAGGCACTTTTGAAGTCTACCGAGGCTTCCATCGTCACCCTAAAGAAAGCCATCACAGACGCCGAGAAAGAACTGGCGGATGCGGAGTTCAAGACCAACATATTCGGCGTGAACTTGTTCGAGACCACCCGCATCAAGGAAGCCCGTGCGGTAGTGGAAGAACTGAACATAGCCCTCGCTGAGACCGAGGCCAAAGCCTCCGCAGCAAGCGCCCGTATCGACGGCTTCAACCTTGCGAACAACGGCACCGCAGAACAAGTCCGAGCCATTGCACAGGCCCAAGGGCTGGTGGGTGAAGCCACGTTCAACACCCTGCCCCCGGTGCAAGAACTACGGGCCGAGTATGGCAACATTTCCGGGACAGTTCGGGAAGCGCTTATCCTCACGCAAGAACTGGCGATTGTGAACGGGCAGATCAGCTTCGGCAACGCGCTGGCGGAAGCCTCCAAGTTCTTGGACAATACGTCTCTTAGCGCGAATGAAGTCGGGCGCATCAATCAAGAACTGGTGAACTTGCGTTCAGCGGACAACATGGGGGACGCCAGCCGCAAGGCGCTGAAACTCGCACAGGAAATCATCAAGGGGGCCGGTGGCGTCAAGCAACTGGACGCCAACACCCGGCAAGCCGTCGAGAAGCTGGTGCAGGCCGCGCTTCAAGCCGCGAACGTGGACCGCAACGCCCGGTCGGCGGCGGGGTCTATAGCTAGTGCGGCGGGTGCCGCCGTTTCTCTGGCAAATAATCTTAACGCCGCCGCTGGGGCATTGGCGGCTGTGGCGGCGGCTACGGCCAGCCTTGATCTGGGGTCCATAGGTCTTGAGGCTACCAATGCAGCTATAGCAAAAGGAAAAAGCCAACTAGAGGCACGGGCGGCGGGCACTATAGCACAGAAACGAGCAGAACTTTCCGACGCCTTTGGTTCTGGTGATGGTATAATAAGAGCGGCGGCGGCGGCTGAGTTGGATGATTTCACCGCCTCTGTGGTAAGAAACTCCGAGGCTCAAAGAGAGAATCTTGAATTAGTGAAGTCTAATTTCAGCGCCTCATCTGGGCCGAGTTCTGGGGGATTTTCTGGGTCCGGGGCATCCGGTGG